ATCGACCGGCGTCCCCTTCGACGTTCCCGCGTTGATCGCGGTCGCCACGTTCGACGCAGTGCTCGCCGCGGTAACAACAGCGGAGCCGTTGACCTTCGCCGTCCCGGTGATGTCGATATCGCCCGAGCCCGTGATCGCCTTGCTGTTCAGGTCGAGACTGCCGCCGAGCTTCGGCGCGGTATCGTCCTGAACGGCGGTGAGGCCGACCGCCAGCGCCGCCCAAGCGGCGCCGTCGTAGCCCTCGAAGCGGCCGAGCGACGTGTTGTAGCGAAGCCGAGGCCCGCTCGGCGTCGCCGGGCGCTCGGCCGTGGTGCCGGAGGGCACAACAATCGAGAGGCCGTCGAGCAGCGCGCGGAGGCCGAGCGCGGTGGCAAGCCCGGACACGTCGCTCTGCTGGATCGTCGCCGGCTGCCATTGCGTCCCGACGCGCTTGAGAAACTGCCCGTTGGCGACGCTCGAAGCATCGACATCGGACAGGCCGCCGAGCGCGTGCGTGTGAGACGTAGGCGACTTCGCATCGAGCGCAGTCTGAAGCCCCGTCACGTCCGCGATGGCGTGCGTGTGGCCGGTATTCGACTTGCCGGCGAGCGCGACCAAGATCGCGGCGACATCGTCGTCGACCGCATCGAAGGCGGCGATCAGGCGAAGCACGTCCTCGTCGAGGTTGTTGCCCGGATCGGGCTTCGGATAGTCGCGATGTGCCGTGCGATTATCGACCGTCATCCCTCAGTCCCCTTAGATCGACACGCCGCGCAGGTCATAGAGCGACGGGCGCGCGCCGGGGCCGCCCGTCAGCGTGAGGCGAAGCCGCCCCTCGATGGCCGTGAAAGGATCGATTTCGAACTGCCGCTCGATCCATCCGTCGTCGAGCGGCGTCGAGGTTTCGAGATCGAGCTCCGTCCAATCGTCGTCGGCCGCGTCGACCTCGACCTTCAGCGTCGAGCCCGCCGGCAGCTTCGAATTGACGATCACCGCCAGGCGGATCGCGGTCCCCATCGGGAAGGCTCGCGAAACGTAGGTGCCGGACGCGCGGATTTCGCCAAGGATCAGCAGAACGCCGGGGAAAAGGATCGGGCTCACCTTTTCGGTGCCCGTCAGCACCGCCCGGAACTCGACGGTCTCGGTCACGTATTCGGTGAACTCGAAAACCTGATCGGGATCGAGCTTGATGACCTCCCCGCTCGCGCGCTCGATCTCGAAGCGGAGGGCCGTGCTGGCGGTCGGCAACTGGACGCCAGCGCGGACGAGGAGGTCGCTCACGTTGGCAATGTCGTGCGAGCCAAGATCGACGGTCTTCGTCGTCGGATTGAACTTCGCGGCGACGAGCCGGAAGGTGAGGTCGGCGTCCTGATGCGGCGTCCAAGTGATGGCGTTCGACGAGGACAGCAGCACGCCGACCGTGTAGGGCTGCGCCGAGACGTAAGCCTGCGCGTCGGTATCGAAGTCGCCAAGCTGCGCAATCGAGAGCGCGTGGTTGGCGTCGTCGGTTTTGACGACAATCGCATACTGGCGGTCGGCCACGAGGAAGGCCGGCAGGTTGAAGCGGACCTGCGTCCACTCGCCGGCCACGACGGCGGCCATCGGCAGGAGCTTCGACGTGATGACATCGGTCGTCGGCAAGCCGTTCTCGACGTTCACAAGCTCGACAAGGCAAGCATTGTCGCGGTCGCCGATCCCGCAGAACTTGAGATCGACGCCGGCAATATGCCGCGCCTCGGCAATGGCGAAGGTCTGCGCAAGAGGATCGTTGCCGCCGGGGCCGCCGCGCTGCTGCTGCGCCTGCTGCGTCACCGTCTGCCAATGCTCGGTCGTCGTGACCCGCTGAAGCACCGAGATGTTGATGACGCCCTCGCCGACGAAGACAGCCTCGGCGTAGCTCCCGCCCTGCCCTTGCGCGATCACGCTCTTCTGCCCGGAGGGCACGTTCGCGGGGATCGTGAAGGAGCCGGAGATTTCACCATCGCCATCGGCGGTCGGCGAGCCGGCCGGCGTTACGTCGATGCCATCAAACGTCAGGCTGTCGAGGACTTCCCCGGCGCCGAAGCCTTCGATGACGAAGCTCACGTCGATCTCGCGGAGGAATTCCGCCTTTTCCTCGCGCTGGTCGACGAGCACGTCCTCGACCGTGGTGCGCGAGGCGTTGCCTCGCCCGAAGACCTGCGTCGCCGGGCTCGTCCACGCGGTCGCGCTCTCGGTCCAAAAATCAACCGGCGGATCGAGCTTCAGCGCCGCCGCGAGCGGCACGAAGTTCTGATAGGGGTTGATCTTCATGCAGGCCGTCGCGAGTTCCTGCGCGACGATGACCTCCCCCGTCCAATCCAGCGTGATCGGGCCGCTGATCGACGGGACGATGAACGTCGGGTCAATGGCAAGCTGGCAGGAGCCGTCGAAGACGGCGGCCGTCTGATCCTCGCCCGCGTCCCGATAGCGATCGTTCTCGAAGGGATCGACGAAGACGCCCCGCTTCGCGACCGGCTCGCGGCTATCGATGTCCCGCCGAAGACGCTCCTCGCCCAAAAGGGCCAAGGCGTCGAACAAGCGGTGATACATCTTGTCGATCTGCGTGTAGGGGTAGGCGCGCACACCGTTATTGACGATGCCCGGCGCGCCCACCCACGCATTCGTGATCTCGGCGAGCTTCAGCAGCGAAAGGGGCGCAATGGGCGCAACCGGCCGGTCGCGGACCGAAATGCCCTTCACGTAGACGGGCTCGCCCCCATCATTCAGGCAAATGAGATCGATGCGTGGGAGCTTCCAAGAGTAGCCGACGAGAACCGCCGTGCCGGTGACGCCGCCAGAGACCTTGATCGTGTAGTCACCGACCTCGTCCGGCGTCACCGCGTCGAGATAGCGATAAGTGACGTTGTAGGTCGATCCGCCGGCGGGCTCGGCGCCAGCCGGCGACCAGTCAACCTTGTCGGCCGAAAGCCGATAGTCGGTCGTAGGAACGAACGTCGTGGCGCCCTGCGTGACCGAGAGGATCTCCGTCACGCCCGAATGCGCGAGCGCATCGCTGGTGTTGTTTGGCGCGCCGCGAAGGACCGCCTGCGTCGCCTGCTTGGTCACGATCACGGAATTGATCGCGTTGATCGGGCCTCGGTTGAGGGTCAGGACGACCGACCCAAGGCCGCCGTCCGCAAAGGTGTGCGGCTCGGCGTTGATCGTCTCGATGTCCCATTCTTCGAGCACCGGGAAGCGCGTCGCCGAATAGCGCGTGCGCTTGAAGCCGAAGATGTTGGCGACGCCCTCCTCGATGGAGAAGACCTGATCCCCGCCGGACTTGCCGAGGGCGGTGACGCGGCACCCGCTGACGATGTAAGAGCCGTTCGCGTCGCGATCATAGACCGCAATCGCCTGATTGATGCCCGACAGGCTCGGCGGCGGCGTCTGGTCGATCACATCGCCATCGCGAACAAGGTAGACGCCGAAGAAATCGCCCTCGCCGTCGTCGCCCTGGATCGCCCAAGCGGCCGTCTCGGCCACCCGCGCCGCGCCCGGCTCGCCCTCGCCTTCCGTGCCCGGCTGAAGGCCGACGAGGGAAGCGTCGTCTTCCTCGGTGATCACGGTCGACGTGAGCCGGATGCCAACGATCACATCGCCTTCAAGCTCGACGCCCTCGAAGCTCACCGCCGCGACCTCGCGCACGTCGCCGCGAATGTAGGCGCTGCCGGCCGTAAGGTGGATCGTGCCGGTCGTTGCGGGATCGGCATCGCGGATCACCGCGATGTCGCATCCGGAGGTCCGGTCGCCGTCGCCAGCGACCATGTTGCCGATGCGCCGGGTCCGGCGCTCGATGATCGTCTGCGCCTCGTTGATCTCGGCCGCCTGCGCGATCTTGTCCTCGCGCGCGACGACGCGCGCCCACGACGGGTGCTCGGGCGCGCGGTCGAAGGCGGCGGGGACACCGGACGGATGCTCGTGAGCCATAAAGCGGTTGCTCCTAGAAGCGCAAAAGGGTGCGGACGCGCTCGCGCACGGTCCGCCCGAACTCGATGTCGACGGGACGCTCGGCGATCACAGGCCCATCGACGGTAAGGCCGCCCGCTGGCACCCAAAAGGCGCCGGGCGGATGCGGGTCCGCTGGAATTGAATTCAAAACGATGCCGGCGGACGCGGCGACCGAGCCGTAGCCGTCGCCAAAGTCCGTCAGCGCCTCGACGTAAAGCCGCGTCGGGGTGGTGTCTTCCACGTCGAAGCTATCGTTGCCGACTTGATAGGCGCCGCCCAAGGAGGGCGAGACAGGATGGCAAGCGCGAGCGCGCCGATAGCCGATCACGGCGCCATCGGCGTCCTTGAAGACCACCCACGCCGGCAGGAAGGGCGTGTTGTGGAGCATGATCGCCGAGCGGGCGAGCGCCGCCGGCTCCGACCACGGGACATGCGGCCAGGGGAAGCCGCCCCAAGACAAGGCATCGCCCTCGTCCTCGCCGGGCGGAACCCAAACGCCGAGCGCCTCAAGCTCCTCCTGCGTCATCGCATGATTGAGGTCGTAGGTTCGGCCGAACGACCATTTCGCGACGCCGCCGGGGATGCGCGCTCCGGAATAGGAGCCCCACAGGCCGCCAGACCACCTCTTCCGGCCGTATTCCAGCGCGCGCACGTCGTAGCCGGCGAAGCCGCGCCAGAAGACCGAACGCATCGGCACCGACAGGCCGGCGACGCCCTCGATCCGACCGAGATCAGGCTCCTCGTCGTCGCGAACGCGATCAAGCGCGAGCATGAAGCGGTTCCACCAACGCCGCCGCGTGGGGAACTCTTCGAGGTCGGCCTCATAGCCGATCCAGCCGAGGGCCATCGCAAGCGCGAGCGGGGTGCCGCGAACGCGCTGCCAGTCGATGCCGGCGTCGATCAGTTCGTAGAGGTTCGGCACATACGGCGTCAGTTCGCCGAGGCCATACTCATAGACGAGGAACGGCAGGAACGACGGCGGCGGGTTGATGATCTTGAGGCCGCGCATCGCCGAGACGTTCTCTTGCGTCCGAGCATATACGTCGGTCGCTTCCGCGAAGGCGCGCTCAAGCGCCGTCGAAGACGGCGGCAGCAGGGTCGAGGCCGCCGGCATTTCAGTAGTCTCGGCCCATGTTGGTCAGCGTGATCGAGCCGAGGCTGATCGCCCGCTCGGGCGGGGCGACGACATCGCTCGCCGGGGACACGATCTCGATGCGCTGGACGCCGGGAACCATCAGCCGGGCCGTCAGCCAGGCGCGCGTGAGATCGAAGCCCAAGCCGGTCTCCGAGGCCCACGCCTCGCGCAGCGTGTCGGGCATGACGGTGAGCAGCGAGTTCGCCGCCTCGGGCAGAAGCCAGACATTCGCCGCGACGTTCACGACCGAGAAGACGGCCGAGCGCACTTCAATCGTGTCGTTGACCATCCGAACGGCCGGATCGTTCAAGGCAGCCGACACGATTTCGAGCAGGTCGGCGTCGGCGACGCCGTTATTGTCGGCCGCATAGACCGCGACGTGGATCGTGGGGTCGAGCCCATCGCGATAGACGCGGGCGTCGGCGACGCGGATCGAGGAGCCGAGCGCGACGCCGCGATAGCGCGGCAGCGTGCCACCCGTCGAGCGCCCCTGAATGGCGAGGATCACGCGGCGCTTCAGCGAGGCGTCCGTCTCTCCCGTCAGGCGCAACACGTCGTAAAAGACCGCCAGATGATCGAGGTCGGCCTTCGTGGCGAAGGCAAGAAGGTTCGCGCGAACCGCGTCGTTGACGCGGGCGCGCACGAGCATTTCGAGATACGAGTGAACTTCGAGCAGCTTCACCGCCGGCTCGCTTTCCAGCGTCAGCAACGGCTTGATGTCGGGGAACTTGTCGCCGAGCGATGCCTTCGCCTGGGCGAGGATCGTCTCGAAACTAAGCTCCTCGATGGCTTGCGGTTGCGGAAAGCCGGACAGGTCGAAGGAGGTGCCGTCAGCCATTGGTCGTGTCCGTCACGTCGAAAGTCGGCCCGCTTCCGTTGAGCGCGACGCGCTTCCGGCCGGCCGGCGTGAAGTCTCCAAGGTGGCCGCGCGGGCGATATTCGAGATCGATCTCGATGCCGGAGCGGCCGTTGCGATTGACCGAGAGCGGCGTCACCTGAAGGAGCCGCACGCGCGGCTCTTGCTCAAGCGCCACGCCAACCGCCGCGAAGAAGCGGATGTAGGTCTCGGGGACCATGTTCTCGCCGAGCAGACGCGGGACGAGGCTGCCGTAATACCGCCTCATCACGCGCTCGCCGAAGCGCGTCGAGAAGATGTCGCCGAGCGACTGCGCGACGTGCGGCCACCCATCAAGGCGCTCGCCCGTCTCGCGGTTCATCCCGACGCCAATCGACGCGACCATGAATGTCTAGACCTTCGGCTCGCGAGCCCGGCGGCGACGCCGGGGCTTGGGCGCCTCGGGCTCGGCGACCACAGGCGCGGAAGCGGGCGGGGGAACCGGCGCCGGCTCGGCCGGCTTCGGCCGAATGGTGCCGAGGCGAAGCTCATGTGCCGCCTGGCCATCCGTCAGCAGGAGAACGCCATCTGCGGGGCGGCGATAGCCGGCGACCCACTCGCCAGCGCGCTCGGTGAGAAGATAGGGCTTCCGCTCGGGCATTTGATCGTCCCTTTCCTCAGTTCGCCGGAACGCCGGTATTGGCTGGCCCAACCACGATGCCGCTGTGCACGTGCGAAGAGCCGATGTTCTTGCCGTCGTGCTCGACCCGACCGCCGGTAACGGCCACGCCGCTACCGGTGATCTCGACGGAGACGCCGCCCACGGAGATCTTCAGCCCGTCGTCGACAAGAACCATGCGCACGCTGCCGAACGTCAGCACGTGCTCGTCGCCCTTCTCGCTCGGGCTTTGGTTCTGGTCGCTCCAAGTCATCGGGACGGCGAGGCCCTGCCGGAAGTCGCCCGCCCCGCTGATGATCGTCATCTGCTGCCCGACGCTCGGCGGCGTATGCACCTTCAGCGCACCGGCAATCTGCGCGTAAGGGATCGGCGGCGAGAGAAACGCCTCGGCCGCGCTGTCCTCGTTCAAGCGAAGGCGAACCGTCCCCTTCGCCGCATCGACATCGACCACGCGGCCTTGCTTGATCGTGCTGTCAAGGCGCCGCTCGATTTCGGCCACGCGCCGCAGCGTATCGGCGAGAAGATGATCGAGCCTCATTCTGCCTCGGGGCCATCCGCCGCGTCTGCGGTCGTCGCATCGACCGTAAAGCTTCCGTCTTCGAGATCGACGGCCGCAAGCGGGGCAGCGTCGGCCACGAACGGCCGGTTGGCGATCCATGCGGACGCATCGTCCGGAAGCCCAAGGGAAGCGCGAACCTGCTCCCAAGGCTGAAGCGTTTCGCTCGAAATCGCGGCCTCGACAATCTTGCCGACCGCAGCGAACTCGCTGTCCGCCTTCAGCATATCGACAATCCGGCGCCAGACATCGGCCGGCGCCGAGCCGGGCTGCGGATCGGCAACGTGGTCGATCTTGAAGACGTACTGCCGGGCGGCGTAGCGAATGCCCTTCGTGTCGTCGGCGCCGCGATGGCTCGCGATATCGCGAACCTTGACGACCATCGTGCGCCACAGGTCGCCCCAATCGCCGCCGCCCGCCGAAAGGGCGCTACAGATTTGCCAGCCGATCAGATTGAGCGTGGCTTCGAGGCCGGCGTCGGTCGCCGGGATCGACAGCGTCTCGACCTCCTCGCCCTCGCCGTGCGGGACGGAAAGAACGGCCGTGGCGACCACCTCGATGACCAATTCGAGCGTATGGTCGCCGGCAATCAAGTCCTGCCCCTCGACGCCGACCGCATCGTCGTCGGTCGTGACGATCACGACAAAGGCGCAGCCGCTCTTGGCGACATCTTCGAGCGGGCCGATCCTGCTGTCGAAGACGTTCTCCTGGGCGTAGGTCCGAGCCTTCAGCGCCCGAATGGTCGCGAGGCGAATGGCAAGGGACGCGAGGCTCAAATCGAGCCCTCCACAACGAGATGGACAACAACGTCGCCGCGTTCCGAGGCGACAGGCTCGCGGGCTACGGAATGGGGCGGCTCGGCGGGACGCTCGATAAACACAATGCGATCTCCCGCGCGCAGCTCGTAGCCGATGGCGGCGTAGTCTTCCGGCTTCAGCCAGATGCGCGCCACGCGCGAGGCAAGCCGCGTCATGGTGCTGATGCTGCGCGAGCCCTGGCGCGCGCCAGAGAAGCCCTCGGTCGAGGGCGACAGGGACACGATGGCGCGCACTTCCTTTTGCGCGCGATCAGGGTCGGGGGCGCCGACCGAGTACTCACTCGACAGCATCGGCTCGACGCGAACCTTCTCGCCGAAGGCGCGAGCGACCGCCTCGAAGGCGGTCGCTGCTTCTTTGCTGCCGAGACGCACCCGGACTAGGTCCGCTTGCCCTTCAGGAGGGCCTTCGGGCGGGTGCTGTACTGAAGGGCGTTCATCTGCACATCGAAGTGCCGCCCCTTGCCGTTCTGCATCGGATACTGCCGATTGTAGAGGCGCTGACCCATCGTGTTGACGGTCTCCTCGTAATCCGCCGGGGCATAGGCGGTCTTGAAGAGGCCGGGCACACCCAGCGGGAAGAGGTGCACCTTGTCGGTGTCGACGTAGGTCGTCGAGCCGACCGCG